TGGCGCGGACGTAGCCAGCAGCCCGTGCCAGTTCAGTTTGATTCATATCCTCGTGCTCTTTGACCAGATCGAGGAGTGCCTTGCCAACCAGCATCGGTAAGCGGGGAAACAACGACCAGATTAGGACAGGCGAACGCACGAGGAAAGGATGTCAGTTATTTCGCATCTGCCCAGGTCTTACCCCATGACACTTCGGCCTCGATGGGAACCTTCGAGCAGACTTCTGCACCGGCTGACTCCATCGCGTTCTTGAGCACAGCCGCCCAGTGCTCCTCGCGCCCCTCCTTGACCTCAAGGACGATTTCGTCGTGCACCATGGCGATCAACTTGGCTTCATCAGCAGGAGCAGCGACGATTGCATCCCACAACTTGGCGATAGCAAGTTTAGCAATATCACCAGCCGTACCCTGAACTTGCGTATTGATGCGCGTGGTGTATTTGTCATTGAAACCCGTCAGCATTCGGCGTCTACCGAGTGCGGTATGCACGTACTTCGTAGTGCGCGTACCTTCCTCCTGCTGCCAGCGATAAAGCTTGGGGTAGGCCGTGCGGAAGCCTTCGACAATGTCCCTGGCCTCATCGACGCTCATATCTACGCCGTACTGAGCAATTGCCTGTTTCTGCAATGTTGCTGCACCCGCGCCATATAGCAACCCAAAGTTAGCCATCTTAGCAGAAGTTCTGGCTTCTTTAGTAACTTTATCCAGCGGCGCACCGGTAATCAATGAAGCGGTCTCGGTGTGAAGATCGCGCCCCGCTCGATATGCCTCCAGCATGCGCTCCTCCCCCGAGAGCTCCGCAGCGACCCGCAGCTCCACCTGAGAGAAGTCCGCGACGACAAGTGCGTACCCCGGCGCCGCCACAAACTTGCTCCGAAAGTCCTTGCCGCGGTTGACCTGCTGAAGGTTCGGAGATGCCGCGCTCAGCCGCCCGGTCTCGGTGCCCATCTGCCTGTAGTTGCAGTGAATCCGACCATCCGGACCAATGGACTCCAGCAGCTTCTCGATGTTGCTGACCTTCGTCACCGAGGTCTTCCAGTTGAGGTACTGATCAACCAGCTCTTCACTGCTCCGCAAAAACGCCAGCAGGTTCTGGTCCAAGCTCGGGGCTCCCTTCTCGTCGGGGGGCAGCAGGATCCCGGCCTTCTCGAAGCCCTCCGCCATCTGCTTCGGCGAGCGCGGGTTGAAGCCTTTGTAAAGTTTTGTGCCAAGCCGTTTGACCCCTGAGTCCTTCTCTCTGGTGTTGATGCTCCCATCCGGGTCCCGCGGCAACCACGAGTTCGGATCGTCAGGCAGGTTGCGTCGAATCTCCTGATCCAGGTGCTCCAGGAACAGCGTTTTGAGAGCCTCAGACTCCTCTGTCAGGGACAGACGCAGTTCCTCCGCACCGTCGCGGTCAAACCCGAACCCGTGCCACTGCATCAGCGCGATCGGGCGAAGCGCCCGCATCTCCAGCGCAAACAGATCCCAGTTGGTGGTGTCGCCGCGCATGATGTCGCCGCGCAATTTCTGGCTCAGCAGCGGCGCCAGGTGAGGCAGGCAGATGGCGTCCCGTGCCGAGTAGACCAACTGATCTGAGCTGATCTCCCCACTCCAATCCGACTTCTGGAGCTCCTTCGGCATCTCGAAGCCCAGGTTGCGCTCGACGATCGCCCCGAGGTCGTTCTTCGCCCCCGACCCGTTGTTGATCAGCTTGGCGGCGACCATGGTGTCGAACAGCGCTCCCCCGAGAACGACCCCCTCACCACAAAGGAAGTTCAGGTCAAACGCCGCGTTCTGCAGAATCTTGCGCTGGGGTCCCTCTAACAATTCCTTAAGGTCACGGAGTCCCTCGGCGTCCCACGGCACGGCCCGCTCACCGTCCTTGCGCCATCCGTTTAGGTCAACAATCAGTGCGAAATCTTTCATTCCGAGCTGAATCAGCCGCACCTGATCCACTCGTGAATCGAGGCCGGTGGTCTCGGTATCAACCCCGAAAGGCTCGGTGGACGCTGCGATCTGGGCGACGCGCTGACGCAGCATGGTGGCCTGGCTCGGCCCACGCACCACGTCGAAGTCTGGACGGCGAAGCGCTTCGCAAGCGTCCTCAACAAGTTTCGATGGCATTGTGAAGTAACTGCTGCAAATGGATGGACAACCTCGCGCTGAAGTTCGCGGAGGAGTCAGCACTCAGGCAAATCGACGAGTGCACCGACATGACTGAGTTGAAAAAGCTGGCCAGTTCCTTGATCAGAGGCCACTTCAGCGCGAAGGCGCTGATATGCCAATTGATGGAACAGAGCCTGAAGGACATAACGCAACGATGCAGTTCCTGCCCTCACACGTAGGCTTGAGCGAGCGGGCTCGGGGCTACGAGCTACGCGGCCACCAGCGGTGAACGGTGGTGACGCAGGGGGAAGGGGCGGCTGACCCCTCCCCTTGCCCTGCTCTGGTCAGCCTAGAGGTGGTTCACGATCTGGTCACCAGTCGCCGTTGAACTCAGCCCACTGCTCCGGCGTGACGACGCAGTTCTTCAGGACGGGAACGTCCACGTCATGTCGTTGAACCGGGGATCCCGGTCCAGCCACATCTGAACAAGCGGGTGATGCTCCGTTGTGCACCGCCAGATCTGGCTCATCGCCCAGTGACGACCGCCCGGAGTCTTCGCCTCCCGGAACTTCCGCTCCCACGTCGCCAGGCGCTTCCGCGCCTTCTCCGAGCTCGGGAGCCATCGCTGGTGCTGCTGGATCCGGTTGTGGTCGGTCATGGGACTCCTTCTTACCCCGCGTTTTGGTGTCCGTTGGTCCTTGCTCCCCGAGATCGCCCTCGGGGACTGGGAAATTGCAATGGACAACCTGCTCATGTTCTGGTCGGTGTCCATTGCTTTCCTGATCCGGTTGGGCGTCGCCAGAGCAATGGACAACGTCCTCGGGTGATTCCCCATTGTCCATTGCTTTTTCCTGTTCCTGCAAGGGATTTCGGGGAGCAACTACCAACGGACACGAAAACGAGGGCAACGCACGCGAGGAGGTGGTGGGGAGTGTGTAGGAGGTCACCGGTTTATCCGAGCCCGGCAGCACCTTCTTCTTCCCTTCCACGAGCACGCCATTCGTCACCCACCGGTCCAACCACCGCTTCACCGTCTTGCTCGAGGGCGCCTGGCGACCTTGACCGCCCATCTCTGCGACCAGCCGCTCCCAGACCTCCTTGGCGGTCATGCGGTCGTTCCCATCGCCGTCCTCGCTCCGGGCCTTCAGCACCCGGTCCTTGACGATGCGCAACGCCATCGTGTTCGGCTCTGGATCCCCCTGGCCCTGGTCCTCTCGCCGCTCCGTCGGGGTGTAGTCCCACACCGAGTACGCGAAATCCTGGTTCCGCTCGACCACCAGCAGGTCGCCCTGTCGCCCCAGGCGTGACTTCTTGATCTGGATCATGCGGCAGTTGCTCGGGCTGTACCTCCGCTCCCTCAGGGCCTCCCGCTCGTCCTCCGAGAGCGTCCTCAGATGCCACTGCTCATCGACCGCCGCCACGAGGTAGCGGGTCCCCCTGGCGTCCCCCTGGGCGTTGTCGTGGTGGATCCAGATGATCGAGGTGGCGGGAAAGCCCCCCTCGCCTGGGTCACCGTTTTTCTCGGAGTAGTAATAGAAGGGGCTCGCGAACGCCTTGTCCTTCTCCTCGACCTGCATCTTGGTGGAGCAGGAGCCGATCGAGTCCACCACGACGAGCGCGGGCCTGTACGCCCGAATCCATTCGGCGAACTCGTGGGTGTGGTTGAGTTGGAAGCCGCGCTTGACGATGAACCACTTGTCAAGGGCGGGGTTGATGCCGTTGTCCTCGCAGTCCTGCAGGAGCTTGGCTGGGTTCTGGTCGTTCTGAACCCAGAGCACCGTGCCCTGCTTCACAGGGAGCTCGATGCCGCGGATCTTGATCGGGGTCCCTCGGCCCACTGCCGTAGCCAGGCCCATGCATGCCGACGTTTTCCCGAGGCCGCCAGCGGCGTGCAGCATCACCTGGGTGGGCCTCATCAGCAGGTTCGGCACGAGGAACTGCATGCGCTCCACGTCCTGCCACCAGTGCTTCTTCTCGTTCTGCCGGCGCGAGTCCCGGTAGTACCGGTACTCATCCATGGCAGCGAGGCATTGCGCCCCGTTGAGCCGCCGCCCGGTCTCTGCCGCGAGCTCGGCCATCCGCGCCACCCGCAGCGCGGGGTTCATCTCCTCGTCGTGGATCTTGATCAGGGCCTCGTGGAAGTCCCTGGCGTTCATGACGAGCCGCGGGACCTCCTTGGTGATCTGAGCCCTGGCGTCCTCTGGGTAGTTGAAGCCGATCTTCTCCGCGAGGTCGGCGACGTACTTCTCCAAGTCCGCCCCGGTGGGCTTGCCGGCGAAGAGGTCGTCGACCCTGATCTTGTGGATGAAGTCGAGCACGTCACCGCCGACGTTGCACGATTTGCAGTGCCAGCAACCGCTCTCGGAGGAGAACTGGAACGTGTTGCCGCTCTTGCCACCGTGCCAGGGGCAGCCCGACATCATCTGCGGGCTATGCCCCCCGCGCTGGTGCCAGCCGTACTTGTCGAACACCGGGTGCTGAAACACCAGCTCCTGTAAGCGGGGCTGGAGCTTGGCCTGCACCTCCGCCTTGAAGAACCAGCCGCGGATCTGCCGCGGTGGGATGACGGTCTGCCCCCCGAGCTCGGCATCGAGCTCTTTCTGAGTGGCATCGGGAAGCCACGGCACTGGCTTGCGGAAGCCCAGGAGCACGCTGAGCACCCAACCCGGCGCCCTGGCGACGCGACCTTCGTTGTAGTTCAGGAAGCGATAGCGCCCGCCTGTATCGGGGTGGGGCGAGCCCGGCAGCACCGACTGACAGGCGTTGAAACGCAGAACGACTTCCTCATAGGGGGCATCGCCGTCCTGGATGACGCCCTGCCCTTGCTTGGAGCCCTGACGCTCGACGTCGGAGTTGCCCTTGTGCCAGGCACCGTCCAAGCGGAGGATCAGCGTGGAGATGTCTTCGAGCTCATCGATGATCTGCTGGGGAAGCTGGTAGATGATCTGGCGCCGGCCCGGCCGCCCGGACGTCCAGGACATCGTCTGCTCCTCGCCGTAGGGCTCGTACTCCTCGCCCGCCTCGGCCTTGTATCGGGCATCGGCTTCCGGGCCATCGATGTCGAGGGCGATGAGGCCCATCGAGTGCTTGCCGGTGACAACCCCAACGCCGCGGTAGGACTGGCGAGCCTTGTACGCCTCGATGCACAGCTCCGCCGTCAGGGGCGCGGACGGCCATTTCTCGACGTAGGTCTCCTTGCCAGCCACTGGCACGAAGCGCCACCAGCTGGGGAAGACGCCCTTCCGCAGCAGATCAATGGCCTTACCCCCGAGGTCGTCAGGAGTAGGACTTGCAGATTGTGAAGCAACCATTTAGGGTTCGAACGAATTTGCAGCACATGGGGGGCCTCACCGCCCCCTTTTTCATGCGCCGGGCCAACCGGCCCTGGTCACCGTACCGGGACCACCAAATCCGGACAAGGGCTAAAGGTGTGGGTTTTTCCTTAAAGAGTTGCAGGCTGGGCTCAAACACTTTTATGGTTGAGTGACAACCCGTTGCTATCCGGAGCTCACCTGCTTGCTGGAAAACGCCACCACCGACCTCGCCCTAGAGCGGGACTCGTCTGGGACGCTTAGAGACCAGTTCGACAACGGTGTCCGGAACTTCTCCCTCCTGTTCACGCGCTGGATGGACACCAATGGCTGGTCCCATCCGGTCATGGTCAACCTGGCGACCAGCTGCCTGGAGCTCCCCGACAACAAGGGCTGGCTCCACTCCAGCCAGATCAGCGGCCTCCGCCACGGAAAGCTGTTCAGCCCGGGTCCCCGCACCTTCGTGGCGATCGAGCGCCTGAACTACTACATCCACCGCTACGCCACGACGAAGAAGCTGCTCCCCGGCACCAGCAGCTCTAACTTCTACAGCGGCGCCTACGCCATCACCGAGGACGGCAACCCCCCACCCCTGGGCTGGTGGGTCGAGGTGTTCTGCGGAGCCCGCGTCCCCAAGGACATCGACATCGCCACGCGGTTTTTCACCGAAGGTCAGGCCGGTGACATGTCCGTGGCGTGGGGCAAGCTCGTCCGCCGCCTGCTGATGGCCCAGGGCTTAGATCTGATCGATGACCTGGACCGGGTCGTCCGGTCGCACTACCCGGTGCGCGAGACCGAGCGAGTCGAGAGACTCCTGGCCGTAATCCACGGCCGGGCGCGCTGGACATCGGACCAGCTCTTGATGGAACTACCAGCCATAAGCGTTCTGACAGCAGGGATTGGGGGCCCCGAAGACGAGGAGCAGCTGATCGTGGCCATCAGTAGTTAGAGCTTTGTGGGCGGTTCCCCACAGCTAGGGTGCACGACGAATGCCGGCACTAGAAGTAGGGGTACATTGCCACTACTACGCAGCTGCTGCAGTGCTCAGCGAATCCACGGCACACCCGACTGAAACGATCTCCTGGGAGTACGTGGGGCTAGCACAAGTGAGGATGCATGAGACGCCCTACGGCCCCAGCGTCCGGCTGCTTTGCTACGAAGACGAGGCTGGCGAGTATTTCGACGTCACCTGCGACTCCGCAGACCTCGAATACTTGCAGCCGTATCTGGACCTGCTGAGCGACGCGGCAACCGGAGCGACTGAGCCCCCGGTCATCCCCGTGTACCGCGACAACGGCAGGTCCAAGTTCGCCATCTACGGCGCGTTGCACGACTACCCAGAGCTCGGGGCCATCTTCCGGCGCGTGATCAACCGCCTGCCCCTGCGCCGCCGTCGGGACCCCTCCTGAAATTCTTCCAAATCGGTCAACCGGATTTGGTTGACGTCCCCGTCCGTCCGGACTAGGGTGTCGTCAGTCGACCCCCAGGTTTGGGCACTCCCCATCTCCTTTACGGCGAGCGGAAGCGCAAGCGCCATCTGTACCTCACGGACACGGCGCACCAACACCTCGTCGACCTGGCAACTCGCACCGGCTCTTCTCCCTCCGAGATCTGCGAGCAGATCATTCGGAACCACGCCTGCGCGCCCGCCGCCCCGTCACCTCTTTTGATCGACATCTTGCAATGACCGCTACATTCCTGTCCCTCGACCTCATCGAGGAGATCTCCAAGGAGTCCTCAGGCTCCGGTCGCTACATCAACCCCTCCAAGATCGAGGGCGAGCTCCGTCTCCGCTTTTTCGGAGAGGGCATCAGCGGCTTCGAAGCCTGGACCGACGAAAACAAGCCTGTCCGCTGGGAAACCAAGCCCGAGAAGCTTCCAGCCAACATCCGAGTCCAAGAGGGCTATGCCCCGCTGAAGCGTTTTATCGCTGTCAAGGTCTACGACTACGCAGCCGAGGACTTCAAAATCCTCCAGATGACCCAGAAGACGCTGATGGATCAGCTCTTCAAGTACGTCAAGGACGAGGACTACGGCGACCCCACCGGCTACGACGTCAAGCTGAGCAAGACAGGTGAGGGCAAGAAGACCGAGTACACCCTGCTCGCGTCCCCGCCGAAGCCCGTGGCCAAGGACATCCAGGCCGCCTACGGCGAATGGACCTGCAACCTGCCGGCCTTGTTCGACGGCGACGACCCTTTCGCTGAAGCCTCGGCCTGATTTACCCAGTTCCGAAACGGGGTGGCATTACACCCACCCCCTTTCCTAGTCTGGTCGAAAAGCGTTTGCCCATGGCCTCACAGAAGCCGTCTCTGGTCACCATCTATGCGCGCAACGTCGAACACTGTGCGTTCAAACGTGGCTGGTCGGCCCCCAAGCTCGCCATTGAGCTCGGCGTCACGCTTAACACGCTGAACCGCATTCGGTTCGCCCGCAGCCGCTACCTCGACCCCGAAGTCTTCGTCGCCCTGCTCGACATCTTCGAGTGCGAGCCCAACGACCTGCTCTTACCCCAGCCAGGTATCGATTACTCGCATGACCTCTGCACTCGTTGATGGGCGCATTCCATTTCTGCCGCGGTACGAGCCCGTTCGCTCCCACGAGGGCGACGAGCGGCTGTACGCCACACCAGTCGGCACCCAGCACAGCGTCACGACGATCCTTTCAGGATCCCGCGACAACACCGGCCTTGAGCTTTGGCGCGAGTCGGTTGGCGCGGAGCGCGCCGACTTCATCAGCAGCTTCGCCTGCTTCCGCGGTAACGGCCATCACCTGAACATTGAACGGTGGCTGACCGACGGTGCAGAACCCGCGTACAGCATCGCCACCACTCCGTACTGGAAGTCGACACGCCCTTTTTTGGGCACGATTGACAAGGCCCTGCTACTGGAGGGTGCGGTCTGGCATCCCGACGGTTTCGCCGGCACGCTCGACGCAATCTGCTACCTCACCGAGGATGGCGACCAGCCGACCTTGTGCGATTGGAAGACTGCGGACAGTCCGCGCAAGCCGGACAAGATCTATGAGTACTCCTTGCAGTGTGCGGCTTACACCGCCGCCGCGAACTACGTCTACGCCGACTTCGGCCTGAACATCACCCAGGCCAAGATCGTCGTGGCCATTGCCGACTCGCCCCCGCAGATCGAAACGCTCGATGCCCGGGCCTTGGAGCAGCTTTACAAGCACTTCCTGGCTCGTCTGCGCCGCTTCACATATGCCCGGCAGCGCAAGGGGGCCAGGGCGTGAGTAGCTCAACCACCGTGCGTGACTACCTGTCCTACGCACTTGCTGGGTCCTTGATCGGCCAGATGGCCATGGCCCGCGACATCAGCGTGGAAGCAGTCCTTGTCCCTGACTCCCTCGCCTTGCGCAGCCTAAGGGAAGAACTCACCGAGTTCGGCCTGGACCCGGAACTTCTGGCAGCCCAAGCCCTGGCCGCAGTCACGTCGTTGTTCATTGAACCGGACAACGCCGATCGCATCACAACAGAGCTGACAAATCTCCTCTGGTCGATCCTCGGCGACCCCGAGAGCGGCGCACCTCCTGAGATCTATCGCCGCGCTGGGCAGGCCATGCACTTGTCCTTCATCGGCGTTCTTTCTCCCGACATCCTCGAACCCTTCTTCAAGTCTCTCCAGTAGTCATGGCACGGCTCATCGGTCTTTACAGCCCCGCTCCGCAGTCCGGCAAGTCCAGCGTCGCCTCGTATCTGACGAGCTACGGCTACCGCACCGTCAGCTTTGCCGGGCCGCTCAAGGCGATGGTGCGGAGCTTCCTGGCTCACACGGGTTATACCCACGACCAAGTAGACGAGCTGTTCGGCCCCTCCAAGAAGGAGCGCATCATCCCCGAGCTCGGTGTCAGCCCTCGCCACCTCCTGTGCACGATCGGCACGGAGTGGGGTCGCGAGTGCATCAGCCCCGACGTCTGGCTGAAGTGCTGGCAGCGCAACGTCGACTACTACCTGGCCAACGACCTGCCCGTGATCTGCGACGACGTGCGCTTCGCCAACGAAGCGGAGCTTGTCCGCGAACTCGGGGGCGAGCTGTGGATGGTGACCCGTCCCGGCACCACTCGCCGTGGCAACCACGCCAGCGAGGGCGGTTTGGACAACTTCCCCTACTTCGACCGCCGCCTGACCAACGACGGCTCCCTCGTGGAACTGTACCAAGCGGTCCGCCGCGTCATCGATGCCACCACACCGCAGCTCACGTCATGAACGCGCATCTTCCCGAGGCACATAGCCGCCTGACACCTCCCTGGCGTTTCCATCTCGGCGACGTCGTCTACATCCGAGGCCGTGCCCTGGACAGCACCTACAAGATCGTCGGTGGCGAGCTGTGGATGGGCTGCCCGCACCTGACAGTGCTCGATATGGACGGCAAAGCCTGGCGCGTCGCTCAGATCGAGTGCTCGTCGAAACCGATCACCTTCCGCAAGGGCTGATGGACCCCTACTTCCGCGTCGAGGTGCTGAACCGCACCGAGCATCCGCAGACCCTGTGCTGGTGGGCGATGCACCAGGACTACAGCGAGGAGTTCGTCTTCACCGAGCACCCGCCGAGCGAACCCGAGGCCGGCGCCCTCGTGGTGAAGCACCTCCTTGCCGGCGAGCGCGGCCACTACGGACCGCTGGAACATCCGTCGATCACGTTCGCCTGCGGCTGGTTCCCTCACTCAGTGATGCAGCAGGCCCGCACCCATCGCGTGGGCGTGAGTTTCGACGTGCAGTCCGGCCGGTACACCGGCCAGCGCATCTGCGCTGCAGCTACCGGCGCCCGCGAGATCGAGGAGGTCTTCTACCTCCGCCCCATCGGCAAGTACCGAGATCGCCAAGGCCACGCCTACGAGTACACGGAAGACCTGCGCTTCGTGGACTACACGCAGTGCCTGGACGCCGCAGTCCGCTACAAGGCCGCGATCGACCGTGGCTTCGCCGAGGAGCACGCCAGGGATCTCATCCCCTATGCGATCCGACAGCACTTCGTGGTGAGCTTCTCGCTCCGAGCGCTGATGCACTTCATGGATTTGCGTTTCAAAAGAGATGCGCAGCTCGAAATTCAGAAGTTGTGCGAGTTGATGTGGCCCCACTTCAAGTCTTGGGCACCAGAAGTCTCCAGCTGGTACGAAAAGAACAGGCTTCTAAAAGGGAGGCTCGCTCCGTGACCTACGAGTGGAGAGACATTCCTGGCTGGGAGGGAATGTATCAAGTATCAAAAGATGGCAGAGTTCGTTCTGTTGACCGGTCTGTCGTGCAGCTGAGTCGCTGGGGGTTGCAAAAACGGTGCTTTAAGGGCAAAGAGCTCAAGCTAAACAAATGCTCTAATGGCTACCTTTTTGTGGGCCTATCGCGTCCCGGAAGGCGTCCGAAACTAGTACTAGTGCATCGCCTAGTTGCTTTAGCATTCTTAAGAGAACAGGCCGATGGGGAAGAAGTCTGTCATATCAATGGAGTTCGAACAGACAACCACGCTTCAAATCTTAGATGGGGCACTCGCAGCTCCAATCACGCTGACAAAGTTAGACACGGCACTCACTTACGCGGGACACGCAATCCACAGTGCAGACTGGACGAAGAAATAGTCCGAGAAATACGGGCGTCTTCAGCCCCGCTAGCAGTGGTTGCAGCTCAGTATCAAATTAGCCAGCCGACAGTGAGTGAAATCCGCAATCGAAAGTCGTGGGCATGGCTCACATAATCAAAGCCCCATGACCTACACCTCCCCCCTCTTCATCACCATCCGCTCCACCGAGGACGGCTACTACCGCTGGGAGCTACGCAACGGCCCGGACGGTGCCTTCGAGTTCTCCGGCTACGCCCCGCTCCTGGAGCGCTGCTTCGAGGAGATCATCCGATCCCAGTGGGCCCTCGCCGACCACCTCACATCGGACCGTGACCCCATGTTCTGCGGCCACCCGCACGACCCCGAGCACGCTGCGCCCATCCTCCAGGTCCATCCGCCCTCGGGCGACGCGCTCCCCGCTCAGCAGGACATCCCAGCCACGCGCCATCCCGCCGAACCTTCAACTTCCATTTACCCTCCCCCATCCAGTTCTGGTTGACAATGACCAGACGACCAGATCAGACATGGTGAACCCACAGACCAGGGCGGGACAGCTACGCAAAAGGCTCTCCCGCATCCACGTAGCAATTCTCGAACACTTCTTCCAATACGACCCCGGGAGTCCTAGTGGACTTCTATGGAAAGAATCAACGGCTTATTGCGTAAAGGTCGGAACTGTTGCAGGCACAATTAGCAATTTAGGCTACTGGGAAGTAGTGCTTCAAGGTCACCGCTATAGATGCCACCATATAGTCTTGCTACTCCACGACAAATGGCCAGGCCCTACAGACACCGAGGCCGACCACGTCGACAGGAACAAAAGCAATAACGCCATCGAAAACCTTCGATGGACCTCAAGAAGCGAAAATTGCATGAACAAAGGGGTGCAAGGAAAGTCCCCGTATAGATACGCCACAAAGTACAAGGACAAATGGATGGCTAAGTGGAGAATGCCGAATCAAGGTACGTACATGTTTGCTGGGTACTTTTCCTCTGACTACGAGGCGCACTGCGCGGCGATAGCCCATCGCAACAGCGTCCTCGGCGTTTCGGACGCACCAGCCCCCGAGGTGTCAAATGATAAGTAGCATAAGCATTAAGGACTATCTCACCGATATAGGTAGATACCCAGTCCTTACAAAAGAAGCTCAGCTTCGTCATTGCATAAGGATCCACGAGTGGGTGCACTGGCCGGATGGCCGGTCTCACGCACCCCAGCCAGTGCGCAAGCGTGGCCAGCGCTCAATGACAATCATGGTGCAGACGAATTTACGCTTAGTTGTCAGCATTGCCAAGCGCTATCAAAATCGTGGATTAGACCTAAACGATTTGATTCAAGAAGGCAATATGGGTCTAATACGAGGCTTAGAGCTTTTTGATCCTACAAGGGGTTACGCCCTCTCAACCTATAGTTATTGGTGGATCCGCCAGGCGATCACCCGCGCCATCCACAGCTATGCCCGCCTGATCCGGCTACCGATCAACACGCACGAGATCCTGGCCCGCGCCCAGCGCTTCACCTCGGAGTACACCGCGGTGAACGGGTGCCCACCATCCTTCACCGAGATCGCCGACCACTGCGCCACCACCCCGGAGCGCATCAGTGCCATGCTCGACCTACAGGCCGCCACGGCCTGCCGCAGCCTCGACACTCTCTGCACCGAGGACGGCAACGCCCTGCTGGAGCTGATCGCGGCGGATACCACGCTGACAACCGGGTCCCCTGAGGAAGCCCTACGCCAAGACGACACCCGCGAGGTGGTGACCGCCGCCCTCAAGCGCCTCCCCGAGGTCGAAGCCCAGATCCTTCACGGCGTGTTCTTTGAGAACCGCACGCTGCGCGAGATCGCTGAAGAGCTGGGATTCTCCCGCTCTCGGGCCGGTCAGGTGCAGCGCACAGCGTTGAATCGCTTGCGCTTTCTCCTGCGGATGCAGGGGCACACGCCATGAGCAGCGAACCCCTGATGCCCCTGCGCTGGTACGAGCATTGCCTGTTGCGCTGGCTGGTGCGCAGCCCTCGGATTTCCCGGATCATCGTGGAGCAGGAGGTTTACGAGCCCTACGAAGGCACCGAGGTCGACTTCGTCAGCCAGCTGGAAGCCCTGTACCACGGCCCGAGCGCGAGCGACGATGGGGGTTGACAGAGCCATCGGCGCCTGTGCTAGGTTGACCTCACTTCAACGCACCCCGCCTTGGCTCCAAGCGCCGCTTCCCTCGCCCAACTGATCGCGACGTGTGAGGTGATCTACCAGCGCGACGGGTTCGTGCGTTGGGTGGACGTCGCGAAGGTCTTGGGTGTCTCCCGCCAGGCCGTGCAGTTACGACTCCGCCGCGCCATCGAGCTCGGGCAGATCGAACAGAGCACCTACGACCGCTGGGAATCAATGTCGTCGCGGCGCACCGCAGTTGCACAGCGGGCGAAGGAGAAGAAAGCAGGAGAAGGCAAACGGGATCTTCGAGTCATACTCAGCCCCGAGAACGCCGCTTGGCTACGCACCGAGTGCGATGCCCGCAACTGCACCCGAGCAGACATTGTGAACGGTCTAATTACAAAAGCTCGGATTAGCTGAAGACCCCGTACATATACATACATTTTTTCTGTATCTGTGGAGGTGTCCTCAGCCCTTCGGGGCCCGTCCCGGGCCTAGTCTCATGAGTCTCGGTGCGACTTCTATTTGCCTTCGCGCGCGTAAAAGTCTCGCCTTGCGTCTCAACCGAGATGACTGGATGTTAAGCGAGTTTGACCGGACGGCCGGACGGTCGGCTACATTGGCGGAGCGATCGGGACCGGTGGCCAGCGTGGCCAGCCGCGGATCGCGTCCCGGACCGCTCGCGGTCCGCCAAGGGCATCCTATGCCCACCCGCACCTAGACAACCGAACACCCTGGCCGATGGGGCCCCGCAGCTTTGCTGCGCCCGTCTGCCGATCGCGCTTCCCACCTTGTGCGGGTTTCGCGATTCTGTTGCCGGTCCGCTTGACGGATCCCGCGGCAGTGGTGCTAGGTTAGGTGCACCGATCCGGAAGGGTCGGGCCAGCCGCTCCGGCGGCGCGTCCTATTCGTGAACTGCCTATGTAATGCTCTGATCTTGCTACGAACAACAACCGTGCCGAGCGCAGTGTCGAGCCCGTGATCGGGTGAGCCTGCCCAGCTTGGAGGGAAGACGTATCGGACAATGAGCCCGTAAGGGCCGGGGTCTGTACCAGGGGCGGCGATTTGCCTGCGGTCTGGCCTACGTATCGTCTGAATCCTGGCTTCGCCGGAGGGACAAGCTGACCCGCCTTGTGCGGGCCTCTCAGAGGAGGGCACCTAGGGATAGGTGTTCAGCCCTAACCGACCCGGATGGTATGGGGGAATAGGTGCAGCGGCATGATGCCGAGCCCAAGCCCGAGCCATCGGGCCTAGGTGAGCACTAGCAGGCGCGGGCTCTGAGCCCTTCGAAGCTAGTAGCTGTCTAGTGGGCAGGCAGTGAAGCTGACAGCGCAACCCTGGCGAACCGGGGCGCGACTGTCTTGCTGTACCTATGGGAATACGCAACCCGGCTTACCCCGGCTCTGCACATACGGTCACCGCGTGTTGACCGTGGCAATGGGCATTCGGCTCTGCCTATCACGCACAAACCATCTCCCCCAGAAGTTCCCCCTGGCGCGCTGCGTCCGGGGGTCTTTTGGCTGAGGTGTTTTCACCTCCATCCTCTCAAGCTGTGAGTATCAGCATGTACTTTCAACACCTTTGCGCTAGTAACGATTCCAACGGGAATCCGCGCCGTTTGTACGTCCTCGTCGATGAGGAACTCCCTGTGCCAGCCCGTGTGGCCGCATGGGATGAAGGTCACGCCGGCCACCTTTGCGTGCCTGGTATCTGGCGCGAGTGCGCCTACCTTGCCGAACGCATGGGCATAACCGTGTCCCTCTACAACGAGCTGCGGCGCAACCTGCCCTCTCCTGCCTGGGCTCACGAAGTGCCTGGCTTCTCGCATCTCCGCGAGCTCGTTTGACCGATTCAGGAACTGAGCAAATGACCGTTCTCACCGAGCCCGTCTGCATCGTTGACGGGCACCACGGGATCTATGTCCCGCAAGTCTGGGCTGCTTGCTACGGCGCGGCAGCTGTCGAATGTGCCGGCGTCAATGCCGCCGATGTCTCCGATCTCTCTATGGGGCCGGAGTGCGAGTGCTACTGGGACGCCTGGGATTCCATCCTCAGCGACTACTGCCACGAAGTGGGTGGCGTGAGGCACTTTCTGACGCAAGACGGCGACCTATTCGAGTTCCCTGAAACCTATTCCTGGGAGGAAGACTTTTGATCACCGAGCACGCCACACCCGAGCACTTCGCTCGCTGGGAGTCCCACGCCCGGACTCTCGATCAATACAGCCTGCGGTATGTCATCGCTGACTGCCGCAAGGCGGCCGACGGTATGCGCGGCTGGAATCCCTCCCGTGAGGGCTACTACCTCGATCAGGCCGCGACCTACGGCATGGAGCTGACTCGCCGTAACCGCGAGCTCCCTGCCGGCCATCGTGTCCGCCTCTGACCCATTAAGGAACTGCACGAATGAAGACCCGTACCTTCCTCGTCTACGCCGACCCCGGCCATGCCTGGGTCAAGGTCCCCAAAGCCTTCCTGGCCCGGATCATCGGGCCGCACTGGCGCTCGGTGTTCACGCCGTTCTCCTACGAGCGCGGCGCCTTCGTCTACCTCGAAGAGGACTGTGACGCCGGCCGTTTCGCTAACTGGTGCAAAGCCAACGGCATCACTCCTGTCTTCAAGGAAGGCAGCACTTGCGCCACCCGCTACAGCCGCATCCGCGGCTACTCCGTTCTTTGCCCCACCGCGCAATGACCCTCGTTATCGACCGCAGCGGCACCATGCTGACCGCGCACACTTGCTACATCGTCCCGGACGACGCCTTCTCAGAGGGCGAATGGAATCAGATCGAGAACTTCTCCGACTCTGAAATAGCCCGCATCGGCGCCGAGAACGGCTTCTCTGTCGAGCGCAGTGAGCAGCTGCTGCAAGCCATTGCCGATGCCCTTTGGGGTAACGGTGCTGACACCGAGTGGTCAGCCGATACCACGGCTGCAATCGCTGATGCCATCCAAGCCGAACGGCCTGACTTAATCGCCTCCCGTATCTGAGCTGATGCACCCCCGAGCCCGTTCCTCCCCCCGAGGTCGGGCCCCTGGGCGCTTCGCGCTCCATCCCTCTCAAGCTGTGAGTTCTCAGCAATGGCCACTCGTTCCGCCATCGGCTACGCCCTGCCTTCGGGCAAGGTGCGCGCCGTCTATTGCCACTGGGACGGAAGTCCCGGCCACCAGCTCCCCATCCTCGAGGAGCACTACGGCTCAGTCCGCAAGGTTCAAGCCCTGATCCGCCCGGGCTCTATGTCATCGCTCCGTACCCCGGAGACGTGGGATAGCGACTACACCCGCGATGCCAATGGCCGCGCCGACTTCGATGCCCCGCGCACGGCGCTCCGCGACCCGCAACCGCTCTACCACCACGAGCGCGGCATTGGCCCGTGGTGCGGCGCCGGCGTGGACACCTACGCCCAACCCCCTCAGACCAGCGCCGACTACGAAGCGTTCTGGCGCGACCACGGTTGTGAGCACCTCTACGTGTTCCGTCCCGGCTACGGCTGGTTCCACTACGCCCTGGACTGACGCCATGACTCGCAAACCCCGCCGCGCCTTGCGCGGCTTCGTGATCGACCGGGGCCTATCCCCGATCGACGGATCCCCCTTTGTGGCGGTGCTGACCCTGCGCAGCATCAACGCCAAGACCGGCGACATGGCGCAGGTGTTCATCATCCGCCCGGACATGCACCCGAGCGAAGCCATCGCCACCGGCGCCGACCGCACGATCTGTGGCGACTGCCCGCACCGCCGCCGCTGGGTCACCGAGCTCGGCCGCTGGGTCCGCTCCTGCTACGTGGACGTTCCCAAGAGTGTGGCTGCCGTCTGGCGTGCCTTCGCCCGTGGCAGCTATCCCGACTGGTCACCCGAGCACGCTCACCATCTCCGTGGCCGCCGCATCCGCTGGGGCAGCTACGGCGACCCGGCCATCCTCCACGAGTCCGTGGTGCGCGACTTGAACGCGCTGGCCGACGGCCATACCGGCTACACCCACCAGTGGCGATACGCCTGGGCGCAGTGGGCCCGCGGCCTGTTCCAAGCCAGCTGCGACAGCTTCGCCGACTACCTGGCCGCGTCAGCGGCCGGCTGGCGCACGTTCGCCGTGGTGCCTCAGGGTGCTGCCGCCACCAGCGGCAAGCTGTGCCCAGCGACCGCGCCCGACTCCCAGGCGCAATGCCTGACCTGCCGCCTGTGCGACGGCGCCAAGACCGACATCTACGTCGAGGCCCACGGCCGTGGCGCTTCGTTTGTCGGCGTTTGACCTGTTCCTGATTTGGTTGACCTATGCCCCGTTCCACCCCACACTGCAGACGTACCCGTCGCCGTTCCACCCCTATGCCGCCCTGGCAGCTCGCCGAATACGTCTGGGGCCTGTGCCTCGGCCTCGCGCTTGCGGGCATGGCCATCGACTACGGCCGCCGTGCGCCTTCGGCGCCCGCTTCGTTGCCGCCCGCTCAGACCCTCACCCAGTTCCCCGGGCCATGACATGCCTCGATCCACGCCCCATGGCGCCCCCTGACCCAGCTCCGGCCCCCGAGCTCGTCGCCGTCTGGCACTTCCTGTCGGACGACTGGGAGCACGAACACTGGGCCCAATCCGCCGACGAAGCGGACCAGCTCATGGAGGCGTACGCCCTTCGGGCCGACCCTTACACGGTGCAGCAGTACCTCGTCGAGCCCACCGAGGCGACACTCCCCGAGGACGTCTCCGACGCGTACGACACCGACTACTGAGCCCGCTTCGTGGCTCACATCCTTCTCATCCTCTCTCCGCTGTGACTGCAACTCTTTCCCGACGCACTGCGCCGAAGCGCAAACGCGCCTACACGCCTGCGGGCGACGTCGGCAAGCACCTAGCCGCCGCCCGCGCTTTACAGCTCCAGATACAGGAGCTCACCGCTCAATACGACACCGAGCGCGCCTGGCTGCTGAAGCACATGCAGCGCCAGGGCCTCAGCTCCGTCGAGCTGGGTGCTGTCCGCTGTGTGCTCAAGGAGCGCAGCCGCTGGACCTACTCCGCCGAGACCGAGCGCGAGATGCAGGCGCTGCAAGTCACCCAGAAGTGGGAGCAGTCGCACGGCGTCGCTGAGAACAACCCGACGTACTACACCGCCATCACGGAGGCCGTGGCATGAGGGAAGTCGTACTAAGTCCGGCCCAGATCCGCTGGGTGCTGGCGTGCATCCGCGCTGCCGATAACGCCCAGGTGACAGCTCAAAACCCGATCAAATGTGACTTCTACGAGTCCGTTGTCTCTGAACTGCTCTCCCACCTGTATCCCGAACCCACCTCATGACAACCACCACCCTGACCCACACCCAGCTGCACCGCACCTGGGTCGCAATTGAGCGCAACGGCGGCGGCTTCTGCGAGCGCCTTGCCCGCGCCTGGTTCGCCGGCGACGCCCGCAACCGAGAGCGGCTCAACACCGCCTTTCCTGAGCTGCTGCGGGACTTCGGCCCCGGTTCTTACTTCTACGTGGATGCACCGCTGTGATGACTGACCTCACCCTCCCCTCCGTCCACCTGAACGGCACCAGCCGCGCAATGCTCACCGAGGGCTATCAAGCGGCCTACGCGAAGTTGCAGGAAACGCTCCGCGCCTTTCAAGCAATCGAAATGAACGGAAGAGATTACTACCCTCAAGGCAGTGACGCCTACTACAAAGCACGCACGCAGCGAGACGTACAGATTGCACATCTATGCTCAGTGCGTGATTACCTCGAAGCCCATCTAATGCACTTAGGAGAATGAGTGATCTTTTAACGGCATCACCAAACTGGTGGCGATTCTGGAGCCGGGTTGAAGCAGGTCCTGCGGGCTTGTGCTGGGAGTGGACTGGTCCCATCTCGCACAAAGGTGGTTACGCCATAGTCAGAGCCAACAAGCGGAATTATTTAGCACATCGCCTTGCCTGGATGTTCGCTCACGGAACAATCCCAGAGGGACTTGTCATTCGGCACAAGTGTGACAACCCAAAATGTTGCAATCCACTGCACCTTGAGCTTGGCACGCATTTGGATAATCAACACGATATGATTATCCGAGGCCGCCGCAAGAAGTCAGGCGCCAAAGGTACGCGTAATTGCAAAGCTAAACTAAGCGACAGTTTAGTGCGTGAAATACGTGCTTTATACGCGTCTGGCAGCACATCAACTCCAAAGTTGGCGCAACAATACGGGGTAACTCAAGGGCTAATCAGCCAGATCGTTCTAAAGCGCATTTGGAGACATGTGGATGACTGACCCTTCCTTCAACCTCGCCATGGCCGCCAAGGTTGGCGACTCCTGGTACACGCACCTCCCTGCCGTCGAGGCCGCCATGGCCGAAGACGAGCGCATCGCCTGGGCGCGCCACGACGCGGGCTGGACAGCCGACGAGGGTGGCTGGTTCGCCCCCGACGGCACACCCGAGTCCGACTGGGAGGCCGCGGACTACCCCTTCCCCGAGGACGTCCCCGCCTACCGCGAGTGGCACAGCGCTTTCTACCACTACGACGCGCTGGACGCCGGCGTCCCCACGCCGGACCCCTACCCCAACGCCCCGGCTAAGCGCCGGGTTCTGTACGCGACGCCGTCCTGTCCTGAATAGGTTGACCCTCCAGCTCAACCGCCCTACGCTCCAACCAGGCCCGCACAGCCGACCTCCCGAGGGGTGCGCCTCGGCTTAACGCACGTCATCCACACCGGCGCTCTGCCGATTCTCAACAAGGACTATGCAAATGACTCTCAGCAGCACCAACCGCGTCACGACCGCCTACGCCTCTGATGGTGTCGGTCCCATGGTTCACGGCCGCTACCGCGACAAGGGCTACGCCGTGAACCCGCTCATTGGCCGCGTCGGCACGATGGTCCCCGAGAACGTCTCCGCCTGCGAGGCATTCGCCATCGCCGGCCTCGACTGGACTGCCGACAAGCGCCCCGCCTTCTTCATGGGCCCCGATGGCCCGCTGCAGTCCTCCGAGCACTGCGCCATCGTCCGCAGCGACAACCACAAGCTGCTCGGCATTCACGGCTCGGGTTACACGCCGGTGCAGAACACCGCGCTGATCAACCTGCTCGACTACCTGCGCGAGGACATCGAGATCGAGAACGTCCTCT